CTATAACAGAGTTTGATTTGAACCTAGATGTTACTGATGTACCAGATGGTGAGTAATTTATGGATGTTAACAACAATTTACAAAACTTTTTTGAAATAGAACCAGTAAAAGAAACCGAAGTAAAAGAAGAAATAACACAAGGAGTTACTGGATGTGCAATTCAAGACTATGAGTTCGCTAGAAAAAACTTGCGTGGTTTGATAGACAGTGGTTCCGAAGGATTAAAGGGGATAATGAAAGTCGCAATGGAATCAGACAGTCCAAGAGCATATGAAGTCCTTGGAAATATGATTAAAACATTAGCAGATATAAATGTAAATCTGATGGATGTCTCTGCTAAATTTGCAGAAACAAATAAGGTTACTATAAAAAATAATACTACTAATTCAATTTTTGTAGGAACAACAAAAGATTTACAAAATTTGATTAAAAAACAAAATGAAGTTGTGGAGGTAGATGTAAATGAACAATCAGAGAAGCGGCTACAGATCGAATCCGAATCTTAAAGCTCCCGGAGTAAATTTAAACTATACCCAAGAGCAGCTTGAAGATTATATGAAGTGTGCCAGAGATCCAGTACACTTTATATCACAGCATGTAAAAATTGTTACATTGAATAAGGGCTTATCTCCGTTTGAACCTTATGATTATCAAAAAAGATTCATAAGTGCTATCCATAACAATAGATTTGTAATATCTAAATTTCCTCGTCAGAGTGGAAAGTCTAGCTGTGTACTTGGTTACATAAATCATTATATTAACTTCCAATCTGATGTTAAGGTTGCAATTCTCGCCAATAAACAAAAGACGGCAACCGATTTGTTCTCTAGGCTTCAAACAGCATACGAAAATTTACCACAGTATTTGCAGCAAGGAGTTCTTGAGTGGAACAAAACTTCACTTAAGCTAGAGAATGGATCTTCAGTAGTATGCGCTGCAACTTCTGCATCCGCCATTCGTGGTGGATCTTATAATTTTTTGCTTTTAGATGAGTTTGCATATCTGCCGCAAAATATAGCAGAAGAGTTTTATGCGTCTACTTATCCTACAATTTCTTCTGGTACAACTTCTAAGATAGTTATTGTTTCTACCCCTCACGGATTGAATCACTATTACAATTTGTGGGTTAATGCCTGCAGACCGAAAGATCATCCTCTTAAAAATAAATTTGTACCAGTAGAAATAAGTTGGAGAGATGTACCTCTTTATCCGGGTGGCCCAAATAGAGATGATAACTGGAAACAAGAAACGATTGCAAATACAAGCGAAGAGCAATTTAATCAAGAATTTGAATGTTCTTTTATCGGTTCTTCAAATACTTTAATATCATCTTCAAAATTAAATGTTTTGGCACCAAACGATCCTTTGGAAAAAACAATGGAGGGGCTAAAAATTTTTGAAGAAGCTGATCCAAAAAAGACATATTTTTTGCTTGCCGATGTTTCTAGAGGAACCGGGAATGACTACTCAGCTTTTGTGGTCGTTGAAGGGTCCAAATCACCTTATAACATAGTTGCCAGTTTTCAAAACAATACAATAAGCCCATTTGCTTTTCCAACAATAATTAAAAATGTTGGGGAAAGATATAATAATGCTTACGCTTTAGTAGAGGTTAATGACGTTGGAAGTCAAGTTTCTACAATTTTGTACAATGACTTAGGTTATGAAAATTTGCTGATGACCCAAACTAAAGGTGTAAAGGGGCAAGTTTTATCTCAAGGCTTTTCCAACGGTAGATCTGAATTTGGCCTCAGAACCACTACACAGACCAAAAAAATAGGCTGTGCAGTCTTGAAAAGATTAGTAGAAGAGGACAAAATTTTACTGAATGATGACAGAATTATAAGAGAATTGATGTCATTTGTCTCAAAGGGAAGTACTTTTAAGGCAGATGATAATCAATCTGACGATTTGGTCATGTGTTTGGTATTTTTCTCTTGGTTGACCCGGCAAGAATATTTTGCAGATTTAATAGAAACTTCAAAAAATAAATATTCCCAGAATGAAACCGATGTCGAAGAAGACAATGTTTTATTCATGATGGGGGATAAGGATAAAAATAACGATATGATCCCAAAAGACGGATGGTCTGATGGGAAAGTTGTTTGGTATCCTACATGAAAAATAACTTATAAATAATAACGAGGAAAACATGGCAAATCCATTCAATGCATTCTTAGAAAATTTAAATACAGCTTCACAAACACCAATTCTGGCAGATAAGTTTACTTGCGGGTTTCAATTTAGTTTTTCTGAAAGTAATGAATCAAACCCCGGCGCTACTGCGAGTGGTTTGCACGCTATTCTGAATGGTTTATGGTTAAGTAAATGCTATTCTAATGCATATACAAATGGAACAGGTAAAGCTGGGGACCCTTTATATGAAAGTTTACCAAAACCAATATTTAACAAAGATTTTTATCCAGTAAATATTAGTGGTAAATTAGTTTGGGTTATAAGAAGTCTTTCTCCGTTTATAAACAATTTAAATGTTTTAGATTCTAGTATTGCTGGATGGATGTCACTTCTTGATACTAATGCTAATCCTTTTATTGCAGAAGGTTTATCAAATCTGTCGTTAAGTCAAGCAGTCGTAAATCAATGGCAGTCATGGTTTAACAGATTTAATACTGTAAATTTTGTTGATTCTTATAATGGTTATGATGATGCTAGAAGCAATATTGCTGGAAATGGAATAGCAAAGCTTTTTGTTTTAAGTGATCAAGATTTTGATAAATGGCAAGTAAACCGAGCTGGTGTTGAACTAAAAATATTAGTTGATTACTTGGCTTATGGTGGAATAGCTGTTGTTGCTCCTGATTGGTTAACTTTAAATAATTATCTTATAACTTCTCCAATAGCATCACAGGTTAGAGAGGAAGTTGGAGCAAGTGAGTATCCTAATGATCCGGATGCAGCTAACAGTGTTGATAAAACTGGTTTATTTACAGGTCCTCTTGACGCTATAGTATCTATTGATAATGGTGGACTAATTGAAACGCGAGTATCTAGAGCTGGTTATGGAATTACAGGTACAAATAGAGTTGCTTACGCGTGTCAGCCCTATAGTTATGTAAACGCTGGGGTAAGCGCCGCTTTGGCATATGGCTTAACTGGTTCTGAATTAATTAATAATTATTCTTCACCAACTGGGCGTAGAAACTTTGTTACAATTTTTATGGAAGGATATGGATCAAATAAATACCCAAACATTCCAATTATTCACTGTGGTTTATCAGGAACAGATTTAACGATTGCACAAGAAAGTTCAGATTTTACATATACCGATATATTCAGATATCCCGGATTAGATGGTCTTACTGGAGAAAGACTAGCTACTGCATCGCAAACATCTGGTCTTACTAGTTATAGACTTACTGAAGCAAATTATTCCGGCTTAAACAGGCTTTTTGCTACATTTGGAAAAAATGTAAGAGTAATTGGTTCCCCCAAAATTCCTGATTTTGGAAATGATTTGGGACCAAATTTATTAATTAGTACTCCAGCAGTTGCAGACGTGGCTGGAATAATGGCCTATAATAAAGGAATAAACGGCCTTGGGAAGTATTGGGCACCAATTGGGACAGTTAATGGTGTTGTACTTAATGGATCTCTTACTCCAACAATTAAATTCACTTCTAATGATGCAAGTCTTCTTTCTTCAAGAAGAGTAAATTTCTTTGATTTTGATGAATTTGCTGGTTCACAAGGACAATACTTCCTAGCAACTGAATTAACCGGAGCAACAAGTTTTGTAGTAAATGTTTCCGACAGATTAAGCGTTCTCTGGATGGTTAGAAGCGTAAGAGAAGAAATTGAATCTTATGGTAGTTTAATAGTTGGTGAAGGTCGCGTTAATAATTCTGATTTATGGACAGAAGTAACTGACCATATTCGAAATGCTATAATTGATCCAAAGTATGGAAATTATTTGCAATCATGGACTGTAACTTGCGATAGCACAAATAATACTGTCAATGGCCCAACATTAACAGTTGATGTAGAGTTAACGCCAAAACGAATTACTTATAACTACACCGAAGGAAGTGGACCATCTGCAGTTTCTTCATTCAAACTAAATATAACAATTAGCTAATATGGCTCAATCAATTTCAGATTTCAAAGCAGGATTTAATGGCGGAACCCGCGCCAATAGATTTAGAGTAAAAATCAATTGGCCTAGTATTGTTGGCTCGGGAACA